TTCATGCATTTTGCCTTTTCATCCCGTTTTTTAATCGTTTTACATTTACTTTGCTTGTTCTTCAATACAGCTTTACTATTTTTCTGCGTTTCACGTAAGCGTTCAGTCAACTCTTTTAGGTGAAGTGCATCTTGTTTTTTAGCGTCCGCTGCCTCTTTGCTTCGCTCCTTCTTTGCTTTTTTATCATCTTTATCGCCTTGTAAAAACAGTTGTTTCCGCAATTCGGGGTTGTCTATATGCGACATAATGGCCGGCACTTCAATCATAATCGGTTGTGCAAATTGCGTCGGGTCTTGTTCGCGATTTAAATAACTAATGTAGCCACTTAATTGATCCGCCAACTTTTTAATTCCATTATTGGTTAAGAGATTATCCGAACTCATGTAATCTCTTTTAAATTCGCGTATATCTGTCGTTATTTTCTCGCGTGCGTCTTCTTTACACAAGTTGATGAGCTGAAAGAGTTCCATTGGACTGTCGGTAAAGGGGGTGGCGGTCATAATCAATAAACGCGCGGAATCTTTACCCGATACCTTGTAACTCTTTTGCAGTAATTCTTCCATTATCTTCATATTGGGTCGTTCGGCCGCTTTTAGGTCGCCTCCATAGAGTTTATGTGCTTCATCAATAATAATTAAGGTTTTACGCAAAATATCGGTCTTGCCATTACGTTGAATCAGCTTATCCATGTATTCATTATGCGCACCGGGCGTTAATAGGTTGCTGAACGTTTTATAACTGATTGGTTCTATCCAATTTTTACTAAGCAGACGTTTTCGCCGACTAAGGTCGTCCGGTATGTTTAATCCTTGTTTCTGCATTTTCTCTGCCAAGACAATGTGACAGACATCGTCAAACATATTTTTATAGACATCGCCTTTCAAGGTATTACGGGTGACCCATAAAATGGTGTATCCTTCCGGTTCAAAGGAGGACGTTGCCGTGGCGATGGCACTACATGTTTTTCCAGTGCCCACGGAATGGAATAAAAGCAACCCTTTATACGGCGATTCGGGTGTAAAAAATGTTCTGACAAAATCTTGGGTAGGGTTTAACGTCATTATACGCGAACCACCTTGTTGTGGTTTATCCACGCATTTGTTTTCAATCACAATATCACCCCATGTAAATTTTTTAAAGTAATTTGTTTTAATAAAATCCCGCATTTTTTGGAAATTCATTTTTTTAGGTGGGGGTCCGGGTATATCTTGTTTCAATTTCTGGTCTGGTTTTCCATTGTATTCCACAATAGCATAATCAATGTCAGCTGTAGGCGGCACATAAGGCACTAATTCAAGTTGTTGCATCACATCATTCGCAATTTTTAATGGGCTGGTGCTACTGCGGATGCTACTGCTACTGCTACTGCGTTTGCTGGTGCTTGGGCCAATTTCCAGATAAGGTGTTGCACTATCTGCCTTTATGTCAATATAGGTTCCTCTTTCTTTTCGTTTTGCTGTCTTACCTTGTTTTGCAGTCTTACCTTGTTTTGCCGTCTTACCTTGTTTTGGACTCTTACGTTGTTTTGGACTCTTACGTTGTTTTGCAGTCTTACGTTGTTTTGCAGTCTTCTCATACAAGTATGGCACAAATGCTGCCCGATTTACCCATTCTTTATTGACCTGTTCACAATAGTCCGGCTGATTTTTCATATAAGTGCAGAAATAACCACGTTGTTGTTTTGCTGGCACTTCATTGCGCGGATGACCATATTTAATATAGACCTTAGACAAAAAATCCACCGTGGCTGGAATATCATTCGTAGAACGCAATCCACATTTACCTTCGCATTTAATTTCATTTTTATCGCCGAGCCCTCCGCCAACGGCATTTTGTTGTTCGTATAAATAAGACAAATCATCAATCCGGTGTATTTTTTCAGTTAATTCAAAATCAACCGACAATACTGGTGCCAATTTATACAACTGTTCAGATAAGTTACTCAATGTTTTATCAAATCCACTATACAAAATAGTCGCATCCTTTAATTTATTCGCATTTTTAAACAGCATTTTATCTTCTTCTGGATTAACCAATAAATCCGTATTAGCCACTTGATAAATATTCTTTAGTTCTTCCGGAACAGCAATATAATAATTATAAACAAAAAGCGGCCAGCCCACATTTGGTTCAAAGTTCAATCCTTTCTGCCCGCACGTCCGTGTAGCGCGACCAATGGTTTGTTTTAAATCAGCAACCGTCATGGATGGTTCAAAAATATGAACGTATTTCACATCAAACAAATCAATCCCTTCTTTGAACCCGCTATCCAAAATAATAAATCGCATCTCTTCACCTTGAATGTTATCCGGACGTTTATTATACATTGATAACACTTCCTTCTTGAATTTCTGATTAAATTCCGAATTAAAAAGCGCGGAGGAAGAGAGCAAGCCAAACGATTTATTCTTCCCATCTTTTCCGGCAGTTAACAATTTTAATTTTAATGATTTTTGCGTCCCCACCTTTTGCGCAGTGATTAAATTCTTATACCCATTTGCCACAAATGCCGAAGCAACAATTTTCGCACCATACCCTTCTTCCTTCACATCCGAAAAAATAAAATGTTTAAACAGTTTACCGTGTGTTTTCATATCATTTTCGTCAACTTGTTTTATAATCGTAAACAATTGTTCTAATTTAGGCGAGGCATGGTGTATTGCTTCTTCTACCATTGTTGGATTAAACTTTTTATTATCAATCTTATGTTCAGGTAATATTTTCCCCCAATTTTCAGTTTGACGCATACATTTATAGATTTTATCGCGTTTTTTCTTATCAATCTTTCGGTTGCTCTTTTCTGTTCTCATGCTCGGTTGCTTATAGTATTCTAATTGTTTTCTAGTTTCTTTATTACTGGTGGATGATAATTTTACGCTATTCGCACAATACTCACGATTTTTATAACAATTGGTTACATTTTTAAATAATTCAATATTGACATTACCACCTTTATCGGGATGATTTTTCAATAACCATCGCTTGGTGTCATCTTTCGTATTTAAATTTAAATTACACATCATGGGTTTATTGCATTCCGCCATCAATAATATATATTATACATATATTAAGTTAATCTAAATTAGATAATAATGATTGTATATGTATAATATTATGGAAGGATTAGATTTGAATATAGACAATTACGACTTGAACGATTTATTGGAGTTATTCAGATTAGAGTTTGATTTTAAAGAAGACGATTTAAAGCGTGTGAAAAAATCCGTAATGCAAACCCACCCCGACAAATCCGGACTTGATAAAAAATATTTTCTTTTTTTTACATCGGCCTATAAAATCATATTTTCAATTTACGATTTTAGATATAAAAGTTCAAAGAATCAATCTACCGAATACATTGTAGAAAAGGACGAAGAAAAAGAACTCTTATTAAAAGAAATCAAGTCCAAATCAAATTTTAATAAAATATTTAATGAATTATTTGAAAAACACCGCATAACAAACGAAAACGAAGCAAATGGGTATGGAGATTGGTTGAAATCCAATGAAGGGATTGATACCAGAACAACCACCATGAATCAAATGAATGAAACCTTTGAAAACAAGAAGAAAGAAATACAAGCGATTATACCTCTACGTGAAGTGGAAGATATTGGTCAGTCCGCTGGACACTATGATCTGACCTGCGATAAACCCGACTATTATTCATCCGATCTCTTTGGAAAATTACAATACGATGACTTAAAAAGGGCACACGTAGAAAGTGTGATTCCAATTACACACGATGATTATTTAAAACGCCCCAAATTTAAAAACGTCTTGGAATATCAACAACAAGCAGAGTATAAAGACACTACGCCAATTTCTTTATCCCAATCCACCGAGTATTTTAAGCAGCGCCAATCCTTTCAAACCAAAAATGACGTCCAACGCGCATACAAATTAGCAAGGCAAGAAGAAATTGCTAGAAAAACAAATCTAAACCTAATGAGTGGATTTAAACAACTAACGAATTAAATAAAGGGTGAAACAATAATACGAACGAATAAATAAAATTTATATTTTTATAATATAAATGAGTTTATTAACCTTGAAAAAGTATAAAAAATATGTTTTGCCAATAATTATAACAATAATAATGAGTATGGTATACAAAAAATATATATCGTCGGTGGATAATGATGAGAACATGAATAACTATAACATTGTCAAGCAATATTTACTCAGCGATTCTTCTTTAGCTCAAAGTTCCAAACCAATCATATGGATTCATATTGTATATGAAAAAAATGGGCGCTGGTGGCCTAGTTTTTCATCCAGAACCACCGAAGATCTCAACCAACCGTATCAATATTTAACCTTAAAATCTATTATTGATAAATGCGGTGAGGATTTTAACATTTGTCTAATTGACGACGATACCTTTCAAAATATTATACCTGGCTGGAATGTGGATTTATCAATTGTTGCCGACCCCATTAAAAGTAAACTTAGGCAATTGGCATTAGCCAGAGTGCTCTATTATTATGGTGGGTTTACCTTGCCTAGCTCCTTCATTTGCTTTCAAAACCTATTGCCGTTATATGAGAAACTAACCAGTGATGGAAAAATGTTTGTTGGAGAGATGATACCCCGAAACGATACAGCAGATAAAGTAAATTTCTTTCCAGATACCAAAATAATGGGTTGCCAAAAGAATTGCGAAACAATGAATAGTTTTATTAGTTATTTAGAAGTTGTTGTTTCTAGTGATTTTACCAAAGAAAGCGACTTTATCGGTTCAGAAAGTCGCTGGTGTCACGAAAAAATAAAAAAGGGTGAAATGAATGTGATACCTGCACAATTAATTGGCGCAAGTGATATTGATGGTAAGCAGGTCACCATAGACCGTTTAATGAGCAATACGTTTCTTAACCTGAGTGATAAGGTTCAAGGGTTATACCTACCTGCCGATGAAATACTGAAACGCACGGCATATCAATGGTTTGCACGCCAATCGGCAAAACAAGCATTGCATTCTAATACGGTTATTGGGAAATACTTGTTAATCAATAGAGAATAAGCATTATTTATAAAAACATATTATTTATAAAAACAATAAACTATCTCATAGTTTGATTTGTCATAACTAAGTTCATTTGTATAACGCACATCTATACTCTTTGCAATCTGTCTTAATACAGTAATAAATTTAATGTAATCCATTTTTCTTAATATAAAATGTTTTTTTGATTCGTGGTAGTGATCTTTTATTGAAATTATAAATGGCACGATTTTATTAGTATAAACGGTCTTTTTATAATGCGTTTTATTAAATCTAAAATGTGTTTCTAATTCTTCGGCATTTTCTTTCAAAAACCCCCATAATAGTTCGGGCATTATGGGGGTTTTAAATATTTGATTTTTCATTTATATTATTGTAACAAATAATATAAACCGCTATAACTAATTTATACCTTATAATTTATACCTTATAATTTATACCTTTTTAGTAAACATATGTATTAAATTATTTGTAAAATGATATAGTTCTATTTCATCCTCGTGAATATTATTAAAAATACTAATGTATTTACATATATAAGGTATTATTTCATACTTTTCTTCTTCTGTTACTATCGTGCTCGTTTTTATATAAATAAAGTAATTATCTAATATATCCATTACCGAATATCCGCGATTAATTAAATTATGCATTATATTAATCGCTTCTCTTAATTTTTTTTCATTTTTGCACAAATCGGTATACTGATTGAACTCTTTGAATGATATATTTGTACACATATTATTGGCTATATCAACTGTGATTGGTTGATTTAATAATTTGAATTTTTCCAAATAATTTATAATAACCCGAATTGATTTATTACTGATTGATATAATAAATTCAATTACATCATCACTAATATCTATTTGTTCTTTACTACATATCATTTTAATAATGTTTACTAATTGCATATCATTTAAATTTGGAATAGTAATAATGATTAACCTAGATTGTAAATTATCAATTACCTTTTGTGTATTTATACATGAACCGATAAAATGAACATTATGACTGTATTTATCCACATAGTTTCTAAAAACTTGTTGGCTTTGTTCATTTATAAAATCAATATCATCTACTATAAGCAATTTTTTTTTACGAGGAACCGAACATGGTGTTTGACAAAATGTTTTTAATTCAGTTCTATAATAACATATGCCTTGTTCTTTCAAATTATTAATGTATAAAATATTTTCATTATTTGCTGTATTTACTTTTCCATAATATTCATTAATTAGCGTATTAATTAATGACGATTTCCCACTACCTGACTCACCAACAAACAATATATTTAAATTATCTATATCAAGCAATGATTGTAATAATGATTTAATATTATCTTTTAATTCATACTCATTTAATAAAGTTGGTTGGTATTTATATAAAAATGGTTTTTCCATACCTTAATTATTAATATTCTATAATAACTATTTAAGTTTATATCGTGTGTTTATAATACATTATTATATTAATGGACAAGGATAACCTATATGAAGCATTAGACGTTAAAGAGAATGCTAGTCAAGACGAAATCAAAAAGGCATATCGGAAGTTATCTTTAATGTATCACCCGGATCGGAATAATAATTCACCTGAATCAACCATTAAATTTCAAAAAATCAGCGCAGCTTATGAGATTATCGGCAATGAAGAAAAACGTAGGTATTATGATATGCAGAAAAAAAGCAATCTATTTTCGCAGCAATCACCTACTTTTTTTCATACAACAAATGCGGATTTTGACCCATCTGAAATTTTAAATTTCTTTTCAAATAATTTTTTCAATAATAATCCAAGTGTAAATGGAGCTAAAATGGGTAATACGATGTTCAGTATGGATAATTTAAAACAAAAATTAGCAAAACCAACGCCAATTGTGAAAACTGAAATCATTACCTTAAGCAAAGCCTATACTGGCTATAATATGCCGATTGAAATAACCCGTTGGATTATTGAAAATGATATGAAACGTGAAGAAACCGAAACAATATATATCCCGATTCCACCTGGTGTAGATAACAATGAAATTATTATATTAAGAGAGAAAGGCAACATGTTATCTGAAACCAACAAAGGGGATATCAAGGTTTTTATTAAAATACAAAATGATACGGATTTTATTCGTAATGGTCTTGATCTGGTATTGAATAAAACAATTGGATTAAAAGAAGCCCTCTGTGGTTTTGTATTTGATATGAACTATTTAGATGGACGTGTATTTAAAATTAATAATACAAATGGTAATATTATTACAAATAACTACAACAAGGTGTTGAAAGGCATGGGGATGGTGCGTGATAACCACATTGGTAACCTAATTATAAATTTTACAGTTACTTTCCCTGACAAATTATCCAGTGAACAGGTAGAGGCACTTAAACAAATTTTGTGATAATTTTATTAAAAATCATTTTTGTTAATCGTTACCGACTTGGATATCTTCCGAATAATCTTGCTTTCGCTTTCTGCAAATTCGCCTTTGCCGCCCATCGCTTGGTTCATGATGCGGAGGTAGACGTCGTTTAACGGATGTTCCAGTTTCATGCATTGCG